TGCATCAAAAGAGCCTGAGATTGTTATTGTTGCATCCTTTAGTCCTGCTACATAAGCCTTAGAACTATTTGAGAATGCTGAAACCTCTGCTACATCTGCAGTTCTTGAAACAGCAACATCTGTAAGAACATTAGAAATATCTCTTAGTGTTCCTCCAGAGTCATCAATCTTAAAAGCTGCACTCTTTCCATGTGTAAATGTTGGCATTTATCTTTCTCCTATTTCTTTAATTTATCCCTGTGCAAATCCTACTGCTGCTGTTATGCTACCAGATCCACCAAAGGTAAGAACTGCTCTTGCATATCTAGCAGGATTACTTGCACTTGTTTTTAATTCTGATGTTGTTCCTGTTGCCTGAGTAAAAGTTATATAATCAGAAAAAGAAGCATTATCAGAGCTTGTTTGTATTTTAACATCTAAAGTTGGGCTTCCACTACTTACTGTACAATGCAGAACTCCTGCACCACCATTTGTACCTGCAGCTCCAAAATCTACTGATGTTTCATTACTTGTACTTGTTACAGCAGTTGGTGTAAGTAAAGACTTACCATCATAAGCATCTCCACTAAATTGAAATGCTACTGCTACTGCAACAACTGATCCTACATCTGCTGATCTATCATAAGATGTTTCTATTGTAGTGCCAAAAGATACAGCATTCCCTCTGGTATAACCTATTGGGGCAATAGAGAATGCTGCCCCTGTGCCTCCTAACTGAGCTAAATACTCAGCATCTGCATCAGGGCTAGAACTTTCAAAATAACCAGAAAGAGTAGCTGTGCCATCTTTCAATCCTGCTACATAAGTTTTACTTGAGCTAGAAAATGTAGAAGTTTCTGCTACATCAGCTGTAAGTGATAAGGAGGCATCTGTTAATGTTGTTGAAAGATTAGTGTTATCTAATAAAACTACTGCATCTTTACCATGTGAAAATGTAGGCATCTACTATTCCTCCTCCTCTTTCATCATTTTACTATCAAACTTTATTGCTGCATTATTCTTAATTAATGCTTTAGCCACTTTATCAGGCAATTCTAAAACTTCTCCTGCTTCAGCTCTTACTTCTTTTTTGTTTATTGGAAAGTTACTCCCAATTAATATTTTTACTTTCATGCTATTACCTCTACATTGAATGTTACACCAAGATAGCTAGTACCCTGTGTAACTTCATATTCTCCATAATCAGTTGCACTTATTACTCTAACAGACATAGCTGCACCTCCCAAAGTTGGATCTCCCTCAATAGCAGCTTTTATTGATGTAGCTCCTGATGAAGCTAAGAAAGCATCTACCTCATCTTGTGAAGTTTGAGCATCTATTCTTGATATATACACAACTATTGGTATTTCATAAGTATCTGCACCTCTGCCCATTGTTGAATCATAATTAAGTGTATTTAAAGGAGCAACAAGTGCTATTGGAGGTACTATATAATCTGGCACAAACTCACTTGCAGTAAGTCCAGAAATAGTTTCTAATCTTGTTTTAAGTCCATCTCTAATTGAAGTAAGCAAAGCCATTATCTAACACTCCTAGCTATATCTTTTGCAATTAATTCTAACATCTCTTGCCCTCTGTCCTTTATCTCTTTCTGTTTTTCAAAGACTACACCACCAATGAATGGCTTCATTTTCAAACCTCTTTTAGATATTGCTCTAGCTACAAGAAAAGGATTTAGTTTAGGATTACCTCTCCTAGCCCACTTAGCAAGACTTGATCCCTCTTGATATGGAGGAAAAAATGGTCTAGTTCTCTTTACAGGAGAAAATCCTCTATATATTGGCTTACCATGAATAAAAGGAGCATATTGTCTATCTGTAGCTAATTTAAAGCCCTCAGACATCCTAAGCCTATTTGTATTGCCTAATTTAGCAGTAAATACACTTCTCCTAGTTGCTCCTGTGTTCTTGTTGCCTCTACCTGCTTGAGATCTAGGAGATGGCTTACTATCTAAAGCATTTAAAGAATCTTGTTTTAATTCTTTTGCTAGTTCATTAAAATAATCTGTACTTCTTTTATTCCAGATTGTTTGTGCATTTATAGACCTAGATAAGTCCAAAGCTCCATTTAATGTAAGTTTCATCTGTCATACTGTCTATTGGTATTAATTGCAGTAAGTCCTACATAAGGTCTGCCTGATGCAAGAGTAATTGTTGTTTTCTTAAATGGTTTTATTAGATTCTTAACATCTGGATCAAGTTCTGATAAAAATACCACAGCAGGTTGTCCTGTTTCTGGATTACCAGAAAAACCCATTGGGCTATTTTTTCTCTGAAAGTATCTTGATGCTTGTATTAGTGTTGCTTGTGCAACTGCAGCAGGAACAGCATTTGCTCCTTCTTGTATTGGGCTACCAAACTTAGCTGTTATTGATAATCCCTGTCTATGTTCTGTAGGTAATACTTTACCTGATTTCTCTATAGCCATAATTATTTTAGTAAATGGCAAGATAGGATCTACTTTATCTGCATTATAAGGAGCTAAATAATAATCTGTGTTAAGTGTTAAAGTATCTGCTACAGATCCATCAGCATTAAGTGTTTTTACTACAAGCCCTGTTGTTGTAGCAATATCATCAATATCTGCATAATCCATAAACTCACAATCATATAATCTAGTTTCTACTGCAGCAGATATAGTAAATTGCCTACCACAATAAGCATCAATAGCAGCAGAAGCTGCATCTAGTGCATAATCTAAATTTGTATCTTGTGTAGATCCAGATAAGCCCATCCAAGTCTTTAATGTGCCTTTATCTACATATTGATGGCTCAATATCTAACTCCTTTTGTTATTTGTTTTCTGATGGTTTTACAGCTTTATTTTCTACTTTTTTAACTGCTTTTTTTTCAAGTTTAACATCTGGAATAGGATCTCCCATACCTGCTACAAGAACACTACTTACAAAAGGAGATTTTGCTCCCTGTGCAAATTTTTTAGTTCTATTGCATTTCCAAATCATTTCACTTTCTTTTTTTACAACTTTCATATTTTCTCCTGTATGAAAAGCAGAGCCTACAACATTAGTAGTCATTACTAATCTCTGGCTCTGCTCATTCATAATTTAATTTATTCTATACCTTCAACTTTTGTGAATGCTTGTGGCTTATAGATAGCACTTGCATATCTTAATGAAGCCTTAACAGTAAGGATATCCTTACCAAAGTCTCCATCAGCAGCAGAGTCAGAAATTTGTAATTCCATTCCTCTCCTAAAGACATGGTTAGCAGCTAATCCACCACCAAATTTTCCAATGATAACATCAGAATTTTGTCCAACAGCAGTTCCAATTTGTGATGATTTCACAATAGGAACACCCCACACAGTAGGGCTTCCAGATTGTGCAGCAGCACCTAGCATAAAGTTGTTGTTTCCATCAACTTGTCCTGCCAATGCTTCATAAGCACCTGGAGACATAACCATAGCATCAGGGAAAAGTTTTCCATTTTCCTCAATGTCTTTGATTCCCTCTAGGATTGCTCTTAATTTACCACCAACATTTGCAGGGAAAGCACCTGCAGTATAAATAACTTGATTTACACCTGTAGTACCTAATATACCCTGAATGTTAGGAGCTGTACCATTACCACCAATAAACTGTTTTTCAAGTCTTTGGAGTACATGATTAGCTAATCTGCCATCAAAGTATGCTCTAGCACCTGCTTGATCCTCAAGCAACTCTGCTGTGATAGGCAAAGTTGTGATGAATTTTGCAACAGGAGCAGTGATAGCTGTATAGCTAAAAGCATCCTCTGGTGCAGCTGTTGCCTCAGCTTTTTCAGCAGCATTGTTTGTTGCTGTTTCTCTGAGGTAGTAATAAGTTGTTTGATCTGTATTGATACTATCTACTAGATCTAATACAGGATTTGGATCTGGCTCTATTGCAGGAATAACCTGTTGATAGATGGTATCTCTTGTCCATACAGAAGTTGTAACTGTTGTTTTAGTTTCCATAGGGATATTTTTAATACCATGATCCACAAAGGAACTGTAAGCCTTTGATTCTAAGAACTGTTGTCCAAGTGATTTTGGCTCATCTACTTCTGGCTCTCCATATACAGGCATTCCAGAAACTTTTTTAGATGCTTCCATATCATCATTGTTAGCATTCTTAACAGATTCAAGATCCTGTAACTCAGTAATCTTTTCTCCTAAAGAAGCTAATTCATCATTTCTACTTTTGATTTCCTCTTTTTGATCTGATGAAAGTTCAGACATATCCTTAACAGAATCAAAAATTCTAGCAAGTTCCTCTGATTTAAGAGCTTTCTCAGCTCTCATCTCTTTTAATGTTGCCATTATTTTCTCCTATTAATTATTTTTCATAATGTTCTTTTGAACATCAATGAATAGCTCATTATCTTTAACAGGATCATATCCATACTCAGCTAAGACATCATCCAACTTAATATAAATTGCATTTAGTCCAGATAAGTATGTAGATACCATCTCTGTAGATTTTTGGCTAAGTGTCTTTTTTTCAGAGTTTTTTAAGGAAGCAAGATCCTCAATTCTCTCTGTAAATGCCTTAAGCTCCTCAAGAGAAGCCACAGCTTGTTCTCCAAGCCTCATACCCTGTTGGGATGATTTACTGATACTTGCATCAGTATCACTTGAAACTTTATTATCTTTCATGCACTTGCCATCTTTATCATAAGTGCATTTTTTCTTGTATTGTTTTTCTGCATTTACATATTCATTATGTGTTGCACATGGCATATAAATCATAGTGCCATCATCTTTTTCATGTGTATGAGTACCCTCACAACCTATCTCTTTTGCTCTATCAGCAGCTTCTTGCATAGTTGTGAATTCATCTGTGCCTACTTGTTCTTTGACTTCCTCAAACTCTGTGTCCCAATCATCATAAGGCTCTAAACCTGATTTAAGAGCTTGAACAAAGCTATTCTGTTGAGCTCCTACTAATACAGGAGATACTTCCCAGACTTTCACATCTTGTAAAACTCTTACAGGAACTTCCTCTCCTTTTGAATCTATATGAGTTCCTTTTTCTGATTTCATTACTTGAAACCCATAAGAAAACTGTTGCATATCTTGCATAGCCTTTACAGTTTCATAGGCTTCTTTACCTGCTTCTGTAGGTAAAAAATAACCCTTAAACACAGCTTTTTGATTATCTGTTTCTATAATTCCTCTACCTATTACCTTACTCCAATCATGATTCCACACTAATGGCACTTTATTGCCTGAATATCCTGATCTAAGAGCATTAGCTTTAGTTACATCATTATCACTATCTATAGTGTCAAATAATGAAAAAACTGCCTCTATGTATCTATTATCTCCATCCTCTTTTAGCTCAATAGGAGCATTCTTATAGGAAAGATTCTTTGGTCTATCTATTTCACTCATCTATAACCTCAATATATGCTTCTGTACACCTACAATTAGCAATTAAACTAATTGGAGCATTTGGATCTCTAGGAGCATCCAACTTAATTCCATTATACAGATAAAAACTATTCAGAGGAACTCTTTGATTGTCTAACTCAAAGTGTGCTTCTCTAACAATGCCATCTCTCCTAGATACCCATTCTTTTTCTAAAGTCTTACCTGTAGCTTTTGCAGCTCTTTGCTGACTCCAAGAACTAACCTTACCAACTTCTGTTCTAGCTATATTCTTAGCTCTACCTAAGCTCTGTCCTCCAAGAACAGTATTAATTCTTTTAGCTAACTCATTAAAGAACTTATCTCCCTCTGCAGTACCTGCTACAGGATTTACTATTCCTAAATCCTCAAACTCTTTAATTGTGTCTGTAATCTGTTTGGTA